TTTAACGTTCATGTTACTAACTTGTTTAGTTGGTAGTATGGCATATCTATCAGTGAGGTATAACTATGTCTAGTGTAATCTCAAGTATCACAACAGCTTTGTGGATACTTATCGAACTAATACAATTTGGCTACATGGCCTATCTAATGTGGAGGGACAGAAACAATGCTAACAATAGGAATATTCAGCGCGCTCGGTCTGCTTTTGCTAGCGCTTAAGGCAGGTGGTCGTAAGACTATTGGCCATGATATTTTTGCAGATGTATTGATTACAGCAACACTTATGGTTGCATTCTATGGGACTTACAGTGGTATGACTGCTGCTATGGTTGGCGGTCTTACTGCTTCTCTTGTACTCTACATTATGCGTAAAACTATGGTACATGAAAAACTTAAACTTGATTCAACTAATAAAAAATTGCTTGGTTTGAATTTTTCTGTACCTAAAGTAACATGGGAAACTAAACAACCAGACTGGCGTAAGCACAATCAATACTCAGACGATCAAGGTTTGTAATGTTGAGCAATAACGTTAGTCATAGGCAAAAAGTACAGCAAAAGAAAATGAGTAGACTAATTCGTAAAGCAGAAGAATGGCAAGAATGGCATGGTACATGGCTAGAAGCCACTCTTAATGAGTTTTTTGACAAGTATTCTGTAAAGACTATAAAGTCAGAAATACTTCGTTATATTCTTGAAGATGATGCAGACCAAGAAGATGTTGTGTATCTTTTGTTTCACGAAACAGTTAAAGATTTCTTAAGGGATAGAGCAAAACCCGGGATGTATGAAAATCCCGATGCTGTACCTACACCTGCAACTATTGATACAATGTTCGAACTAGAAATACCAATAGTTGGAGAGATGTATGAAACATTTTGCGAACACTACGGAATATAAAGAATTTGCTCTTCGTATGTATAAGAAGAATTGCTCTGAACGACGTGCCTATGGCATGGAAGTTCATCCTACTTTTCAATCGTACGAAGAGTCCAACCGTAATTTCTTGAAAGAGAAATATCGTAACAGTTAGTTGATACAACCATCTGCGGAACCCAGTGCGTTAGAGGTCCGAAAACGTAGACGACTTCCTAAGAATCGATGCAAGATAAGTTGTTAGATTGACAAGGCTACTTTAAAAGTAGTTAATATACATCCAACAAAACTTTAAGTTTATACTTATGATTTTAAGCGGGTCAGATACCAAGCTGACTGTTACGAACTAAGAATTAACGTATGCAACAAGTAGTTGATACAACCGACTTTAAAAGTAGACAAGTCCTAGGTACGTCGAGCGTCCTAAGTCCAGATACCACGCTACTTGTTGCATACTAAATTAAGGAGTAATTATGGACAATGTAAATCAACCCCCACACTACAACACTGGAGATATTGAGTGCATACAAGCTATTCAAGCTTCTATGACCACTCGACAGTTTCAAGGCTACTTGAAAGGTAACATCATAAAATACATATGGCGTTATGAATACAAGAACCAAAAAGAAGACTTGCAAAAAGCCCAATGGTATTTAGCAAGACTACTACAAACTTATGACTATGAAGGAGAAAATCATGAGCAAAAATCAACACCGATATAACAATCAAACTTCAAGGTGGTGTGACCAAAACAATGTGCCGTATCAAAGAAACGGTTTCTTGTTTGGACCTGACACTGTTGAAGACCAAGTAACAGGTAATACTTTTCATACTTTACATGGTATCCCTGAATTACCTGAAGGCGTAAAAGCCGAACAAATATTTAACGAAGGCGACTGGCTAGTTGCTGAATACCAACAAGGTTACATTCGTTGTAAAGTCACTGGCTTTTCACCACGTGCTGGTAATCTTATTGTTGATCGTTTTTACAACGACGCATGGAAACAGATAATACCTGACAAACATCGTTCGGCTTTTGTACATAACATTCAACATATACGAAAAAACGGTAACCCTTGGGGCTACGGTACAGGACATTGGCTTATGCATTCTACAAAACCTGTAGTTGATGCCCAAGCTTGCGGACATACTGTAAAACCATGGGCATGGTTTGCCGTACCAAAAGAATCTGTATTTAAACTTAATTTATTAGGAGTATCAGTATGAATATATTTGCTGTAAGCGACGATCCAAGAATGGCTGCACTAGAGTTGCCAGATAAACTTATACCAAAAATGATTGTGGAATCTGCACAAATGCTATCGACTGCACATCGCGTGCTTGATGGCGATGAAAGAGCAGACATGTTGCATTTGTATAAAAAAGCATATGAAAATCATCCTTCATGTATTTGGGTACGAAAAGATGCAATGAACTACTGGTGGTTGTGGATGCATGCACTAACACTCTGTGAAGAATACAAGTGGCGTTTCTCAGATGAAGGCGGTATTGCTGTTCATAAAACAGAAACTGTAATACATGCTTTACAAGAGTTGCCACTAAATATTCCAGCTAACAAAGATACTAATTGGGAAGTACTAGCTGACTTACCTTTATGTATGCCTGACCAATACAAAGAAGGTATTGACCATGCATCGTATACTGTAAATTCTTATCAACAGTTTGTTACACAAGACAAGCCTTACATGCAGGATGTATTTAAAGCTTATACTCGTGCAATACAAAAGAAAGAATCAAGTAAAGCAAACTATGACAATTCAAGCCTAAACTATCCACCACAGTGGGTAACTAGAAATGCTACACCAGAACAGAAAAAACACATTGACTTACACAAGTTAATGAATCCGGAGACTGCAATATGAGAAAGTTATTTTATTTACAATTAATAGCAATTGTCCTGTTTGGTACTGCATGCTACATGTCCGGCGTGCAGTACGCCATTGAAGTGGAGTTGATATGAAAATTAAAGAAGCAATAGCTATTGTAGACGAATTAATAACTTGTGAAATGGATTGGTCTGATGATAAAAAAATGAAAGACGAATTACAAAAAGCATGGAATAAAATTCAAGAGGTTTGTAATGGATGAACAAATAATAGCAATATTAGATAATTATTCTGTAGACGATTTTGATAAAGTGTTAATTAAAATTATGCAAATTGTTGCAGAGCAAAGAGAAATCAGAATGGATGAAGAAAATGACGAGTGAAACAATAACATCTATTTCAGAAGCTGTAAGAATTGTAGAAACATTTATACAAGATATGGCTGACGATAAACTAGATACTGGCGACAAAGAAAAATTAGCGGAAGCTGAGAAACTCTTTGCCAAACTAGAACACGCTATGCGTATAATCAAAAACCGAGTATGAAGACCAATATATCAATTGAACTAACGAACGATGAACGAATGAACCTTGGACAAAAATTCTATAACAAAAAACGCATGATAACTCGTGCTGACCTTAACCATATAGTTAAGAAATTTATAGGCGATGTCCTTGAAGCTACACCCCCCACCCCCAAACAGGTTAATGAAGACCCTTTGCTAGCCAAAGATTGGTCTAGTCTAACCCAACTAAAAAATTATTTAGAAAAAGAAACTCAAGTAGAAATATTAGAGTTCAATGGTTTTGAACTTATTGTGCAGGACAGTGAATACACACACATATACACCCTGGGCGATCGTTTGTACAAAAAGAAAAAGGGCCTACAAAAGTAAGCCCTTTTTACACTTCATTGATACTAGGAGAAAATCAACTCCTAATAGTCTAAGTTATGTTTGTGCTATTGTCTAGCTAAAATAACCTGTGACTGTAATTGTACCAGCAGCACCTGTAGCAGGAGCAACTTGTACATGAATATCAATAGTATCGTCTGCAGTAAACTCGATTGGCTCGATTGCGTCGTCATCTGCACTTAGTGCACTGAAGAGCTCGATACCACCAGCTTGACCAATAGTTGAACCATCTTTAATTGCAGCAGAGTTGGAACCAGTAGCAGTTGTGCTGTTACCGTAACCAATATCTAATACAACAGCTGGTGAACCGTTTGTGTCAATATCAGTAGATACTACTCTTAACGCGTGCAAAGTTTCCCCTGCGTATACGTTTAGAGCTTGTATTACATCGTTTAATGCTAAGACAGGAGTAGTAATAGTAGCTTTCCTTGTGAACATTTGTCCTTCAGGAAAACCTTTAAAAGCTGAGTTGCTTTCAACGTTTCCACTCTTTCTTAAAGTAGCTATAGAAGCCATGTAATCACCTTTAATATTAAAAGTTATATTTACGTATCACTTGCAAGTGTGATACCCTAATTTCCAAACATAAAGCATTTAGGATAAATGTCAACAGTCTAGGAGGACTAATATGTCAACATATGTAATGGTAAAACGGAACACTAAAAGTCCGTATACCTATCCCGATGAACACGCCCCGTTTACACAATTTAAAAAAGTAAGATTGTCAGTCGCTTTTAACATGGTCAATTCCCGTATAGGTTGGGAACGTGCCAAAAAAGGTGACTATGAACATTGGCAAAAATTAATGATACAACAAAGGAGATCTAAATGAATGTAATTACACTCGACTTCGAAACTTATTACGATACAGAACACAGCCTGGCCCATCTCAGTGCTGTGCAGTACGTGCACTCACCCCTGTTTAAAGTGTGGGGAGTTGGTATAAAAATGAATGATGAGCCTACTGAATGGTTCGGAGCTGACGAATGTGCTGACGCTATTGCACAAATACAATGGGCTGAAGCTGCAGTCGTGTGTCACAACACCCTGTTTGACGCGTACATACTCACCCAGTACTATAAGGTATATCCTAAATATTACTACGATACAGCAGCCATGGCCCGTGGACTTGCACCAAATGAAAGTTCATCATTAAAAAATACCTGTGAACGTATGTTTCCTAACGACAAAACAATGCGTAAAGGCGACGAACTTGTAAATGCCAAAGGTATATTTGATTTACCACCTGATATAGAAAACCAAATAGCTGGCTATTGTATACAAGACGTTGACTTAACCTATGCGTTGTACAACGTTATGCAGCCTAATTACCCACAGTCAGAGCTTAACCTTATAGATCTAACCTGTCGTATGTATGTAGAACCAAAAATATTTCTTAATCGTACATTACTACAGGCCCACAAAGACGACATTGCCACAAATACTACACAACTCATCGATGCTTCCGGGCTTACACGTGCACAATTAGCTTCACAGAAACAATTTGCTGAACATTTAGAGTCACTCAACATCACTGTGCCAACCAAAAAATCCCAGCGAACTGGAAAAATGATTCCTGCGTTTAGTAAAACAGATAAAGCTTATACTCAAATGTGTAATATGTATCCTCAATACAAACACATCTGGGATGCAAGAGAAGCTGTAAAGTCACGTATTGAAGAAACACGTGCACAAAGGTTGCTAGACGGATGTAATCCAGACGGAACTCTTTCCGTGCCATTACGATACTATGCAGCACATACCGGTAGATTCGGTGGTACAGAAAAGATAAACCTACAAAACTTACCTCGCGGTTCCAAACTTCGTAATGCATTACAAGCTGGGCCGGATCAGATGTTGTACATTGCAGATTTATCTAACATAGAAGCTCGTATGCTTGCTTGGCTTGCAAAAGAACAAGATTTACTTAATTCATTTGCAGCAGGAGAAGACGTGTACAGCAACTTTGCGTCACAAATTTATAACCGACCCATTACAAAAGAAAACAAACTCGAAAGATATGTTGGTAAAACAGCAATACTTGGCTTAGGTTATGGTATGGGAGCTAACAAATATCAAGCAATACTTGCACAAGGTTCACCTGCCGTAGATGTAACACAACAAACGGCCTTAGGAATTGTATCGCAATACCGAGCAATGTACCCAAACATTCCGCAGCTCTGGAGTATAGGTAAACAACTATTGTTTTACATGTTAGACAGGACNGACCAAAGTTATTCATATGGACCGTTGTCCGTAGCTAGTAATGCACTNAAGTTACCCAATGGTATGTATCTTCAATACCCCCACTTACGATATGGAAGCGGAGAGTTTTTGTATGATTCAGGGCGTAATGGTATTACACGCACGCATGGCCCGCGACTTGTAGAGAATATCGTACAAGCTCTGGCCCGAATTGTAATAACCGACCAAATGCTTGCTATACAAAACATTCCCGGGATCTCTGTTGTATTAACTGTACATGATGAAATCATTGCTCTTGGCTCAGATAAGAACGCTGATGAGACATTATCAACAATAATGGCTATAATGAAACAACCACCAGCTTGGTGTACAGAACTCCCACTAGATGCAGAAGGAGCGTACAGCAAGATATACAACAAGTGAGGTAATTATGGAAACATTATTGGTAATAATATTTGTAGTAGTTCTTAGTAAAGTACTACTCAAAGCTTTATGTCCCTATCAGAATAAAGAGTTAGACGATAAATTAAAACAGTATTGGAAAGACCTTAGAAATTACTTTGAAAAGTGAGCAATCTAGTACTCAGTCGTCGTAAAAAAGAAAGTATTGTTATACATATCCCAGAGCTGGGAGAAGTAATCTGTACGTTTACAGTTACAAATTTAGGCCCCAAACAAGTAAAGCTTGCATTCGATGCAGAATCATATGTTAAGATAGATAGAAAAGAAATTTTTGATAAACAGGAGTAAAAATCATGGAGATAATCTTTCTCAAAGCTAAACACAAGCTTGTCAAAGAAATAACAACTGACGAAACAAAACCCTATCCACTGGTAAAAAACTTTACCTCTGAGCATTACAACATAGAACCCAACCAAGAAGGTTTTGATAAGTTCTATGAGTT